CTTCAAATTGCTTCATGATCTTTCTTTTATTACCTTTAGAAATATGAGAATATCCTTCAATACAATCTTCACATGTTTTTTCATATGCAGCTTTAATATTTTCGTATTCAGGTAAAAGTAAATCTTTAAACATATTAATAGCATTACCTTTTAAACCATGACCTTTAAATCTATTATAACAACTAAAAGATTGTTTAAAGTCATCATCAAACCAGCCTTCAACAATAGTACTATCCCAATCATGATAAATTGTATCAAGTACTTTTCTTCTTGTTCTTTCAGCCGGAGTTATAACAACTACATCAGCTTTTTTCTTTTCCTCAATCTTTTTAAGTGTAAGGCCTTCTTTGTATAATTCGTTAATAAAATTCTTTACTTCTTCTAACTTTTCTTGTTTATATTGAAAACCTCTATAATAGAGTTTGATAATCTTATTGACTTTCATGAATTTCCAATCTTTAAGTCGTTTAAGAACAGCTATTTTCTTTTTATCATATCCCATCATATCCATTGCAAACTGATATGTGGTTGGTATATAATCTTTTGTCTTATAAAAGTAATTATACCAATGTGCTGCATTCATCCATGCTGAATCTGTAAATTCAGACTCCTCAGTAAATATTGGTTCTGGTCCAAGATACTTATCGTCTAAACTTGGTCCTCTTTTCTTTTTTCTTATTGCCATATTTCTCCTTATTGTTTGTTAGATATATTATACCACATTTTAAGTGGAATGTAAACGATTATTTTTAGGTGGCCAGATCTCCGCGGGTGATAAGGAGTTGCGTTAATGAGATCCAGCCGTTGATTAATTTTATTTGACTCCTATTTGAAATACAAAATTTTCTGCTGCATCTTCAGCATATGATTCATTATGTATACCCATAGGTGATACCATTTTTAACTTATCATTAATAAATTTTTCTACACACCAAACTCCGTCGTTTCTTTGACAGACTTCAGCTCTGTATTCAACTCCATCAATGGTATTCATATGTGTTGAATAATACTTATAACTATATGAACGTTCAATTAACTCATCAATCTTTTTTTCCATATCATCAAGCTTAATCATTATATCTTCAAAATTATACATCATCATCTCCTTCTAAAAACATATAATAAATTGCACCAATAGCAAATGCTATTATGGCAGTGTAAACTAGAACTTCCATTAGTTTCTCCTCATCTTTGAAATGTCCTCAGCCTCTTGTTGGCTGATAACTGGTACCGCATTTGACTTATGCATTGTTGCAATACCTTTAACAAGAGTACCTGTATATACTGGTGACTCTTTTTTACTTGTATCAGAAGTAGGATACTCTTTTGTTTGCATATATTCTTCCATAATAGATTTATATTGCTTTTCTTGTTGAGCTCTCATTTGATCAAGTGTAGATACTTCTATTGTCATTGGTTTAAATACAGGTTTACTTTTCTTAACTGTATTTAAAGCGTGATTCTTTCTCTTACGACCACAAGGTGAATACCTTAGTGATCCCATATAAAAATTAGTAGCACCCATTACTTAGGACCTCCGTTATGTCCTATCATAGATTTTTGTTTTTGCTTTTCTCTCCATGCAAGGAAATGAATAGCAACTTCTCGTGTTGAGTGAGTTAGAGTACTCACTGGACTTCTTTTTAATTTTTTCATAATCTAAATATTTTTCCTAAAACGTTATCAACCTCTGGATCATTAAGATGCCCTAAGACATCATTAGTGATTTCAGTGTCATAACAAAGTTCACCATGAAATAATACCGCGACTTCCCACAAACCTTTTTTATGTCCATAAGAACCTTTGTGTTTAACTACACTAGCTCCATATCCGTTTGGAAATCTGTATACCTTTTGTATACCTTCCATATGTCTATTTGTTTCAATTAAGTATTCATTCATAATATATATTATACCATAGTTTTAAGTAAATGTAAAGGATTATTTTTAGTTATTTCTAATATATTCGTTAACTAACTCTTTGCCTTTTAAAGATTCTCCAAGCATAACGACTTCATTATTAGAAGATATTGTTCTTCTTACACTACCATCGTTATATTGAACATCGAGTACTGATCCGTCTTCTCTATCTTCTGCATACCATAATGAAGTTAGTGAATGAGCATGAACAGATTTTACTCCTTTTGCCCACGTTTCAGCTTCTATTTTTAATCGTTGTTGTTCAACTCTATCATTATATTGTGTCATGATGTTTCTCCTTTTTCTGCCATTTTAATTAATTGTCTTAACTTTTGATCCCATAGCAGTTTAAAATCTGGATCTTGAGCGTTATCTCTTGCTTTAGTTAAAGCTACTGCTCGTTGCATAGTTGTAAGTTTTTTCATTAGTTCCACTCCTGGTCTAGCTTAGATGCTTCAAATGCATCCATATAAGATGTACCTTCGAGATATCGACCAATATCCTTTTGACTATAATACATATTTTCTTCTTTAAAACAATCAAGTCCGCCAGGCGATTGTTTACCAGCTTTTTTAACTTGCCTAGTCAATCTTTGAGATTCTTTGATAGCAGCTTTTCTTGCATCAAGATTAGCAATAATGTCTTGCATCTCTTTTTCTTCTTTAAATTGATTGAGTTGCTTTTTTAATTGTTCAAATGATTTACTCATCGTTTTTTACCTCTTTTTCTTTAATAATACCTACAGCGAAGAGTTCCATTCTTTCTGCCCATTCGTACTCAGCCTCGTCGTTTAAATCGAGTGTAGCCAAGAACTTGTCAAACATTTCGCAATTTTCCATTACGCTACCTCCTTGATTTCAAACCACGCTTTAAGCTCAGTTTCAGTATCGCAAATATCGCCATCTTCCATTAAGTAAGAAGCTTTGTAAGATTTACGATCGTTAGTCCAAGTCTCAGTTTTTTCTAAGATTTCTTTTCTCATCCAACCATCTTCACGGTTATCAGTGATTCTCATAAAGTTAACTTTACCATCAACAATATGAAATGTAGTAGGTGCATTTATTCCACCATCAACTTTTAGACGTTGGCCTATAACTGATACATCAAGAATGTATTCCTCGCAACCACCATTTGTTTGAAGCAAATCTGTAGTGATGTAAGGTTTAACTTGTGCAACAATTGTAGCAACTTGATTTTGTTCAAGATCGCCACAGTTGTCCATGACATAAGTGTTACCACCCTTAAATTTCATATAAGGACTCTCTGGTGTACCATAGTTTTCTAGGTACTGTGTATTGATTACTAATTTATTCATTACGCAACCTCCATGATAGAGATTGGGCAATTGAATTTGTCGCCATTGATTTCAACAACCGCTTTTGTACGATTGACTTTTACAATGACTCCAGTTAAGTTACCTTTTCTGGAAGTTATGTTGACTGTTTGGCCAACAACAAAGGCTGCTTTTTTAGCAGCTATAAGAGAAGCTCTAAGAGCTTTTTGTTTCGCTTTTAAAGCTGCGATAGCTTCGTTTAAATCGACCATGTTGTCGATTTGGTTTATTGCATTTATTGCTTTTTTCATAATTACTCCTTATCCTGAATTATATGTATATTATACCATAGTCTGGCAGTTTTGTAAACGACTTAAGTGAAAATAATTGGCAGTAAAGTGTTGATGTTTCTCTAAGGATGACTGTTGTCACTAGGGCAACAACACTTTTCTGCTTATTATTTTTCATGTTATGTGTTATCACCATCGCGATACTCTACATCGTGTTTCATGAACATCTTGTCAGCTTTTCTCTGCAGAGATCTTTCAATCTGATAATCAAACCATTTTCTAAACCATTGTCTAAATTTGCCCATTAAAATGCTCCTGGTGCTACTTGTAAACATGGGATGCCTTCTGCTCTCCACATGCTAACGACTTGATCTCTATCATCGAAAACCATATCAGGTTTCCAGTCAGCTTTGATAAGCTCGTCCAAGACTCTTTTCTTAAATTCATGATCTGGCTCGTAGCTATCGTCTGGTCTCATAAAAAGAAAGTCCCAGAATTGGCCGCATGTTGCAGCTAACTGTTTTTCAGTTATGTCTCTTTGTCTTTCTTTTCTAGCTGATACAACAACTATTGAGTGTCCTGCATCTTTCATGCATTCTGCTATCTCGAAGATATGCTCATGTCGTGTGTCATCAACTGTTGCCGCTTCGAATGCTGGCCAGTCTACTTGTTGACTTCCGTCAACGAATTTTCTTCTGTGTTCGACGTCCATTAAGGTACCGTCTACGTCAAATATAATTTTCATTTATACTCCTATTAAATTTAAATCTACTAACTCTTTAACTTCTTCTAAGCCGAAAAAGTCAGCCTGATCCGTTGGGATCTTACTCAGAATCAAAGTATCAACTTCGTTTTCTGTAAAACTACCACCGAGGTTATACTCGATTCTGATAGTATCATTAACATCATCAGCGATGCTTTCTATTATTTCCATCATTGTTGCTTGCATTATGATACTCCTAAAATTTTTAATATTACTGGAAAGGCAAATAAAGCCAACCCTTGTATGAAACCCCAATCCATTATGAAGCCTCCTTTAATTGTGTTTTGATTTTTCCAGCGAACTGCCATCCGTTAAGATCACCGCCAGATTCAATACCAAAATCGTTCCAATTAACTACTAATTTGTAGTACTTAGGTCCGTCCATAAAGTCGAATCTTTCGCCTTTTTTGTAAACGGCTCTGAACCAGTATTTGTTGTATTGTCCTTGAACTGGAACCAAATCATATCCTAATTTGTTTCTGAAGTAAGTAACGATTTTTGTAGCAGAGTAGTGTCCTTTTCTGCCTTCCTTAGATTTGCCTATAATGTTGTAAGCCATATATTTTCTCCTTATCCTTTAATATATACTATATATTATACACTAGTTGGGAGCAAATGTAAAGGTTTATTTCACCTAAAGGTGAAAATAATTAGCACTCTTATCACCTTTGGGTTGTGACTATAGTGTTGTTACAGAAACATCAACACTTTTATGCAAATTATTTCACTTTTATAATTTTATATTTTGTGATTCGAGAACGTCGACGTTGTTAAGAACAGTCATAAGAAGAAGATTGTTCATGAATTGTATATCATTGGCAGTAGGATTCGCATTAAACAAGTATGTTGTTGTAATTGATTTGCCTAATAAAAGCTTACCTGGCGTTGGTTTTTCGCCATATATTGGATTAAGTTCTCTTACTCTAGAATCTCTTACACCTCTTGCGGTAGTGTAAACATCTAAGAATTGAAGAGTGTAGTATGTTACTAACTGATTTTTTGTTGGCTGTCTAACAAGTGTAAATGTCCACCTTTTCTGACTTTCCTTTAACTTGGATGGAATCAACAAAAGTGAGGCTTCCGTCTTTACTGCGTTGATATGTTTCTGGGCCCAGCAACACTCGAACCCCATCGTAATTGCGAGTTTGTCCTTCGAGTCTAGCTCCAAGGTTGACGGCATCGCCAATAACGGAATAGTCAAACCGCTCTTCGGATCCCATGTTTCCAACGATGCAAGTACCTGTGTTGATACCAATGCCAATATCAATCCTAGGCAAGCCTTGATTTTCGAGTTCTTTAATAAGTATGTCAGCTGCATCTGTAATTTCCCTAGCGGTATCTATCGCTTTTTGTGGATGATCTTCGCATGGCAATGGAGCGTTCCAGAATGCCATAATGCAATCACCCATGAATTTATCTATTGTTCCACCATTCTTTAAAACAATCTTTGTCATGGTATCTAAATAATTATTTATAAGAACTACAAGACCTTCTGGATCGTCATTATTCTTATAGTGTTCTGATATTGGAGTAAATCCACATATATCCATAAACATAAAGGTCATGTCTTTTCTTTCACCACCAAGCTTAAGTAATGATGGGTCTTCTTGTAGTTGCTTAACAAGATCAGGAGATACATATGTGCCAAACTGTTTCTTTATTTGCTGTCGTAAAACAAATTGCTTGTAAAAGTTATTGAAACTCGATGAGGTGAGTAAAAGTATATATATTAATAGAGAAGCTGATAAATCGAGGAGTATAGAAAATTCGTACCAGGCGTAATAAACAGCGTAGCATACGGCAGCAGCGGAACCGACGAAGAACACAAGTCCTATCCAGATCGGTAGATAATAAACAGCTAGAACTATCAGCAGACTCCCAATCAGAATCATTCCCAACTCAGCAGCAAATGTCCATTGAGGACGAGATATCGGAGAGTCAGATATTATAGTCTGCAAAGCATTTGCTTGTAATTGATGAGGATATAGAAGTCCAGCTGGAGTTGTAATCTGAGGTGATATACCTTTAGCCGTTACTCCTATTATAACTGTCTTTCCTTTTAAATCTGGTAAAGGCTTTCCATAATCATAGCTATCAAAATGTGTATTCCACTTTAACCAGATACTTCCTCTTTCATCAGTAGGTATTATAAAAGGTCTAAGTATAATAGATTCTATTCCTGATTCATTTAATTTAACAGTATACGATTTCTTATTTTGTAGTGCTCGTACCGTTTCTAGTGCAAATGATGGGTAGACATTCCCATTGACTTGTGACATTAATGGTATCCTACGCGTCTGATTATCTACTTCTGGCGCACCATTAAGTAATCCTACTCCCCATGAATGTTTCTCTAACTCTTCTATGTTAGTAACTAATCCTTTATATCGATAAGTAAGATCTAGTATATCACCCGAATAACCAAATGTTGCATACCCTACATAAGGTGCTTTAGAACTTCTTCCATTTTCGTCAGCGTCTTGTGCAAGTATTATTCCATTACCATTAATCCAAGAAGCAAAAACTTCATCACCGCCAAACCTGTCAGCCTCTGGAAACATAATAGTGAACCCAATCATACCAGCATTTGCGTTCCTCAGATCAGAAATCACTGCTGCGTGATTCTGACGCGGCCAAGGGTATTGCCCATAGGCTTCGAGTGAAGACTCGGATATGTTCAACAACACTATATCATTAGAATGTTCTACTGGCATTGATTGTATTACTTGGTCGAATATATTTAACCTAAACTGTTCAACTAACTGAGGATCAGATATTCTTACACCTAAAAGTGTTATACCCAATATAATTGTTGTCCAAATGCTTGTTAAATATTTCATAAAGTGTTATACAGTGTTATACTAAAATTGTACTGAAACGCCACACCCACATGCAGATTTTTCAGCCGGATTAATTATTTTGAATGATTCATTTAAACCAAGAGTGATATAGTCTAAAGTGACATCGGATAAAAAGGGCAATGATTCATTGTTAATAACGATGTTGAATTTTCCGAAATTGTACACATTGTCTTCGGCAAGTATTGTGGATTCATAATCAAATATATATTCATAACCAGCACACCCACCGCCAGTGACGCCAATGCGAATGGTATTGCTCTTTCCTTTAGTCTTTTGTATAAGTTTTGTAATTGCTTCATTTGTTATCTCTATCATGATTTTGGTGGATTATTATGCCCGATCATAGTATCAGGTTTCCAGTTTGAAATAGCTTGTCTTATTGCATCTTCAGCTAATACTGAACAATGTAATTTAATTGCAGGTAATTGTAAAGCTTCAGCAATATCTTTATCTTTTATACTTTGAGCTTCTTCTATTGTTTTACCTTTTAACATCTCTACGAAAAGAGTTGATGATGCTATTGCTGAACCACAGCCGTATGTTTTAAACTTAACGTCTTCTATTATGTTACCATTCATCTTTAAATCTAGTTTCATGACATCGCCACAAGCTGGAGCGCCGACCATTCCCGTTATAACTGTTTTATCGTTTGGATCGAATCTTCCAACAGAGTGTTTAGCTGGGTTAGCTAATACTGATTCGAATCTGTCTACTACTTCTTTACTATATGCCATTATGAATATTTCTTTTGTATCATTTTAAATACTGTATATATTGAAAGTCCGTAGAATGCTAATACACTCATAGGCAATGCTATATAAGCAAGCTCCCAAGGTGCCAAGAATAAAACCTGCCATACAAAATCCACTGCAGCTTCTGCGTCTCCTCTTGATTCCATTGATTCTGGCATAACCATATCATTCTCTTCGAAGATTTCTAGAATCTCATCGTACTCTTCTTCGGTAAGACATTCGTAAAACTCTGGTGGACATTCTATCATGTTAATTACCCTGTGTTACTGAAACTGAACAACCATTACTTGTTTGGCAGTTTTGTGTTAAACTATATGTTTGATTTACTGATCCTTGTTGTAATACGTTTAATGTAGTTGCATATGAACCCGTTAATGTTACTTGAGAGTTATGCGAACCAGTTCCTTTTTGCATTATATTCGTATCTGAATAAGATGATGAGCCATAAAAATAAGTATGATTATAATGACTACCACTTCCTTCTTGCCATAGGTCATGATCTACTGAACTTGCATGTAAATCTAAGTTATGAGTATGTGTTCCATTTTGATATACATCAACATCATTACTATTGCCCCATATATGTCGACCATAAGTTGCACCATTAAGTTGAATTACTGATTCGTTATTGTTTGTGCCATCAACATCACCACCCCAACTTTTGCCTGGTCCCCAATATGAAACCCATGATATAGAATTTCCGTTTCCAGTTTGGCTTAAATCAAATATATTATTTTGATGATCAAATGAAAATTTTATTTCGTTATCATATCCAATTTGAGTGATCTCAATATCGACGTTATCTCCACCATTGACCTGTTCTATATGCACATGATTATCTCCTGCAAATGCAAGAGTGCAAAAAGAAATGAGCCATATATATGCTATTGTTTTCATTAATTTACCTGCCTTATGTATATATTTATATCATCACCACCGTTCATTCGTATTGTTCCTTCATATCCATCAACAATAGTATTAAGTGTTACCTCAGCTCCTGCTTCGAACTTAAGATTAATAATACCATTTACATCTCGATAGAATATAATACCGCCATCTTCAAGGAATACATTATATTGGCTATCTTTATTTAAGCCAAGTGTTGCACCCTCAAGTTTAAACCCAGCTGATCCACCAGAGCTTGATGAAGCTTGTTTATCTCCAAGAACCCTTTTGGTTTTTACTAATTCTTCTACCACATCTAACAAATCTGGTAGGAATTCGCCTGCTAAAAAGTCGACATCAATACGATTATAGTCTTTATCCTCTTCGTAATAATCATCTATGGTTTTATCCAATTCATTATACTCTAAAAAATCAACATCTAATATTCCTTGATCTTTATTTAAATCATTATCCACTTGGTCTTGTATGGCTTGTTTTACTTCTGTTGGTGGATTCACGATAAACATGTTATCAATCATCGATGGAGTAATACCACCAATCGTAACTGGCTTTGTTGGCATTGTATTTAAACTTTGTACCATTGTTGCTTGATATGCTTGATTCAGAGTAATAACTCCAGCTTCATTTGTTACTGTAATCTCTCCAGATGGATCACCATTCGCATCTGGCAATAACATAATTAAACTTCTACCAAGTTCATCAATTGTTGTAGTGAAATCTGTACCACGAATACCAATCGTGGCTGTTGGTGTTTGTATATCAATGTTTGCTTTATTTACTAATCCAAGAGAACCTGAAGCAAATCTTGCTGTTCCCATTGTAAATTTCATTGACATTTTAGAGAGTGAAGGATCAGGATCGTAATAGATCTCATCAATTAATACTTCACTATGTTCTTTAATATCTAATTGAGCATTATCTAAAAACTTTATTTTAAGTTTACCATTCGCTGTTTCTGCCACATCATTCAATTCGATCTCAGGCAGAGACTCTTCTGTAATTATTATTTCTTCTTGTTGTCTTTTGAGTTGAGCAGAACCTGATTGTTCTACTATAGACCCGATAGAGTCCGCCGAAACGGACCCTATGAGTAAAAAATTAACTATCGCCAGCTGTATCTTTTTGATTGATTTGAATTGTTGCATTTTCACTATCTACATCAAGTGTGATAATACCTTTACAAGCTGAAATGCCAGTAGGACATGTACCAGATAATTGGTTAATGTCTACATCAGCTCCAGAACCGTCAAGAGTAAAATTAATCTCTTGATAGAATCCATCTTTTTGTAAAGTATTAATATTATTTGTACTACCAGTAATGTCAAAATTCCATGTGACATCATCAGTTTCTACATCAACATCAAATACATTTGAACTACCTAACACTGTTAAGTCAAAGTCTAATCTTTCTGCACTAGCTAAAGAACCTTGATCCAAATCCATTGTATTTGAATCTCCAGTAATATCAACCAGAAAATTTGAACTATCTGATGAACCAGATTGTCCTATCATCCAGTCCCAAACATTACTATCGCCATTCCACTCTAAAGTGTATGATGATGAGTCTGCTGTGACCTTACCAAAGAGTAAGTTCTCGTTACCTAACTGATCGATATTGAAAGTTAATGAAGAACCAGTAATTGGAGAAGCAGACGAAGATGAACTAAAGTTATCTAGTCCAATCTTGTTACCATATCCTACTTGGTCAATATACAAAGTTAATGTATCACCAACTTGTGTAATATTAATTTCATTATCATCAGATGCTTGTGCAAAAGTCAAAGAACTGAAAAATAAGCTTAGGCCTAATATATATTTTATCATTTTTCTTTTCCTTTTATAACCCAAAAACCTCTATCATGTCCTTGGTTGATTAATTCTAGTACTCCTGCTTCAATAGCTGATCGTACTGCATATGTCACTGACTCATTTTTACCCACTCCGTCCTCATACTCTATTAATTGCGTACCTTGTTCTATGAACCTAAATACGTCTCCTCCACTGCCGTAAGATAGGATAGTCTTCTTACTTTGGACGTTTAATAAAACCTCTCCAGTCAGAACTGAAACAGCTCTTATAGAGATTGTGACAACATCTTTACGATATTGTCTACTTGCACCTATACCCAGAGTCCGTGCGCCTCGTCCACCAGATAAGATGTTAGTATCGTAACCAATAATACCGCCTTCTATAATCATTCCAGCAAATAACATTGGTTGTATTCCTTGTGCTTCGTCTTCGCCTTTTGCCTTTGCAATATCTTGGCGTGCACTTCGTATAATTTGTCTTTCTCGTACAAGGTGGTCTAATCCTTGTCGCTCTACCACTCGGAACCAAGTTCCTCCACCTGCGCTCTTTAATGCATCAATTAACATAGCATCAGCACCTTGTGTTACTGCAGTACTAAATGAGGCAATACCATCAAGAGCTTTTCTTTGTCCTGTTAGGTCTTGGAATTTATAAACTGCTACAACTGGTTTTTTATCAGCTGGTGGTATATCTAATAATTGAAAGTATGACGGCATATTAACAATTTCAGGTACATCAACGCAGATGTATGGCATGGCTTTTTTAAATACTCTACCGCTTGCTTTAACCCATTCAACTACATTATGATTATATTGATCACCCCACATATCTGGATTACAGATAGTCGGATCTTCTGTGTATCTTGGTATTTGAGCACAGCTAGACAGTAATATAATGACTGCTAAACTAGCCGCCGTCAGGTGGTGTCGTACCATAGTCGCTCCCGAAATATCCACTACCGATTGGGATTTCAATTATTGTTTCCGTACCGTCGGTATCTACTATAGTCATTTTAATAAATTCTGAACCATCTGCATTGGTTATCACTTCATATGTTACTATTGAACCTTCTAATGTAAAAGATCCAAATCTTACAGCATTATCATTTTGAAACATACTTTCTACAAGTTGTTTCGACATTTGAGCATATATTCTTGATTCTAAGTTACGAATGAATTTTGCTAATGTCGTATTATCAGCTTCTCTTTGTGCTGCTTTTTCTGCTGCAGCTAATGCTTCTTCTATTGATTTCTTACGAGAGAACTCTTGGTTTTCTACTGTAAGATAATGAGATGCTGTACCTTGTCCACTAAAGGAAGGATTTTTAAACTTGTGTACAATTTCTGTGGCGTTAGCAGGAGTAATAGCCATAATTGATACGACGAAGACGCTAATAAGTGTTAATAATTCAGCGTTACTCTTCATTTTGTCTACTCTTTTTCTTTTCATTTTCTCTGTATTCCAATACCACGTCTACTTTTTGTTGTAATCTTATAAGGTCTTGATCTAACATTCTCATCTGATCAATGACTCGAATTAATTGAAAATGCATTTTTTCTGTTGCTGGATCTAGATGTTCTTGAATAAAGTTATATACAAAGTAAACAAAATAGCCTAAACCTACAACCATTACTGTTGGAAAGCCAAAATCGGCAATTAATTGCGCAATATCCATATTAATCTCTTCTTACGTCAAGTTTACCATCTTCGATAAAGTTCTCTGCGCGAGCTATTCTTTCGATATCTGGTCTTAATTCTAATGCGCTACTTACGAGTAAGTCTATCTTGACCATTTCATTACTCATTGTTCTTGCTCTATTTTCTAAACTAGAACAAAACATTGTAAGCGTCTTAATATCATCAACGACTCCTTCTAAAATCTGTTTGATGATTGTAAAAATGAAGAATCCCATTACTAAAGCTCCAGCTATAGGTAAACCTACTTCGGAGATAAGTGTAAAGACATCTTCCATTAGTTACTATAAGCAACACCTACAGCTAAAGAAGTTGCGACACCAGTTAATGTATCAGTAGAAGCTTTTTCTATATAAGCTACTTCTGCTGCTTTCAAAGTAATTGTTCCTAAAGTTGTTCCACCTGCATTTTTCCAAGTGATTGCCTGAACAGCTGTTTTATTGTTCAATACTCTTACCACTTTTGCAAATCCTACATTAGATGCTGAGCCTAAATTGCCTTCTGAACCTAATAATTTAATTGTACTTGCCATTGTTTTTTCCTCTATTAAAAATCTATATGGTTATTTATAATAGCTGTAACGCTAAGACATAAAAAAAGGGACCTAAAAGATCCCTTTAGTTTATTGTTCGCACTCTTCCGGATATTGCGTACAGTAGCGTTTCACAATTTTTATGATAACTGTTATATCATTAGTTGCTTCTCCAACTACTACTCTCTCTTTTTCGATATCCTTTTGTTGTTTAGGATATTGTGGAAAGAGAGACCAAGCTACTTTCCCTCAGGTTGAGGAGTTTGTAGTTTGTCAGTTTCTTCGTCGATCCTGTTAGCTGCTTTTTGAACAACTCCAGTACCAGTATTGACTGCAGTTTTACCTACATCAACAGCTGTTTCAACAACGAATTCACCAGTGGATACTACATCCGAAGCTACAGCTGAAATAACAGTTGAAGTACCTTTTACAGCACCGTCAACAACTCCAGTTGTAAACTCCTTGGTTCCTTCTACGACGCTTCCAATTGAAGCACAGTTCGTAATAAGAACTAATCCGACGAACAGAGTAAATAAATTTTGCATTATATTCTCCATTGCTTTTATTTTGATAGTAGACCATCTGCCATACTATCCCTACTATTATTTATAATAAGATGATAATCATTCTCATGCTCTTCCATAATAGTTACCCACTCGTATTGACATTTTAATCCTATTAAAGTACAAAATATTGCACAGACTAACATGAAAAATGGGTATGATAAAATTGATAAGACAATAACATGAAGGCCTGTAATAAGACCTACATGTAATTGAATTGTTTTTGTGTATTTACTTAGAATCATTCTTTTGTAACAAGAATTGTTCCATGAAATCATTTGAATGCCAATAAGAATCCAAACCAATATCAATCATTAATGCTACTAAAACAAAAGTAAGTATGATTGATAGATACACGTTGATTGCGGCTGAGATTTTCAGCCATTTAATCATATGTTTCATAATCTAATTTTGTAACTTATTTTTTAGCTACTGTTTTTCTATTGGTTCTGCGTTTAGCTGGAGCTTTCTTTGCTACTGTTTTTTTAGCTGCTGGCTTTTTCTTTGCCGCTGGCTTACGTTTTACCGGAGCTTTCTTTTTTGCAGGTGGTGTTTTACCATCTACATAAGCTTCGTTCTTCGCAGTAGAAGGGTCATCTTTTATATAATGTCCCTTGTTATTTCTTGCTCTAACTCCTGACGCAGGTCTGGTAGAATCATATACAGCGTAAACTGCTGCAGCTAATACTATTCCTCCAATCACTATGAATGCTGTATCCATAATATATACCTCCTAGGTCTTATAGTTATAATTAATGAACTCTTTCCAACTGAAATAGTTCTTTCTTTCGTGGCACCAAAATCGACCTTTTTGTTCTTCAGTCTTTATTTGATCTCCTCGAGTCTCTTCATTAGCCTCTCGGCTCTGTTTGTCACTTGCTTGTGCCATTTTGAATCTCTGCCTTCTTTGGCAGCCTCCTTCCAATCCCCACTTTGCAGCGCTGCATTGTGGTTCTTAAATTTACTCAAGCGCGTAAGTCCCATATTAAACATCATGTTTGCGATTATTTGTTTAGCCTCTTGAGGATAACCATCCCAACCATCATGCAGTTTTTTACAATCATCGATTACAGATTGTACATCTGATTCAAAGCATTCGTTTACACGATCCTCTGAAATTTCAGTGCCAATATCTTTACCGAATTCCTTGTCTTCTTTAATAACTAAATGTCCTATTCCAAATGTAGGATAACCCAGGTGATCTTTGTATATTTTATATACTACACCTTCATCTACTTTGAGTGTTTCTTTTAGTTGTTCTATATTAATTTCTTTAGATTCTTTATTCCAAAACATTTTAAATACCTCTTATTGCTGTTTTATTTATACACTTTCTAATAGTTGAAATTCTTCGCACTTAACGCATCTTCCACAATTATTATAGCTTACACAGCTTTGAATTAATTCTTTTATATCGTTTCTTATATAATCCCATTGTTGTTTTTTTGTCCAACCAATTAATGGTGCTGATATTGTTTGTTTGTTTTTCCAATCAATATTTGCTTTATATGAACCATCAGCATGCTTCGAATCTGCATCATGATAACCATCTACCTTTCTAGGTATGTTTTGTAATGCTTCAAATACATTTTGAACTTGATACTTTGTAGGGTCGACGATAGAACAGTCTCCCACTCCATCATTAAACTCTAACAGACCACTATTAGCTCCCCAATAAAAGTTTTTTATTTTAGAAAATCTTAATGAAGCATTACACATTGCTAATAACCAATGTCTGGTAGAATAAAAGTATTGTTCAGTTTCATTGTTATTTTGATAATTTTGATGAGTGTGTACTATCAATTTCACATTTAAAATCTTACATATTTGTTCTAAATGTTGAGGAATCGTAGTAGCTTGTATTCTGTTAGTTTTCATTGGATAATGACTATATATTGCAATTGGGTTTAAATTTTTATCTTGTAAATATTGTAATAACGCTGTTGATTCTACGCCACCTGAAAATGATACAATACAATCAATATCATATATTCCACCTATAGGTTTAGGTAACATAAAATATTATTCACCACCCGAACCTTCAGTTTCTATGTCAATATTTAATGTGAAACTATAAGTAAAAGTTGTTTCTCCTGATTTTTCAAAAATAAGACTTACAGTTAAGACTGAACTATTGGCTCCTGCATCATCATAACTGCCACCAGATTCAAACGTTGGTTGCCAATCTTGATAGAATGTTGAAGTTGGAATAGACACTGCTGAACCATTTGGTTGTATATTTGAGTAAGTCCATGAATTTGGGCCGTCGCCAGTCTCAGTGTGCGTTTCTCTTACTGTGTATCCAGAAGCTGGGTTTACAATTTGATAAACAAGTGTGCCTGAGCTTGGACTTGGATTTTCACTGTCAGGATACCAATTAACATTAATATTGCCACTTGCGTATTGTATTCTAAGTTGTGGTCGTACAATAATATTCGAATCGGGCGCGAATTCGTCTTCACTTAAACTAGCATAATATCTTGTAGCTAATGTTTGAACATATCCATGAAATTCTGACATAGCAAAAGGTGCTGTTTGGTTTGGTGTACTACCAGCTACTGCAATATCTACATTAGTTGTCCCACCAGATATAAAATCTCTTACACCATCTACGGATAATCCTTTCAATGATACGTTTGTAACTGCTGTAGGAGTACCAGTATCAGTACCTGCTTTGACTTGAGCGATACTATTAGTACCTGCACCACCCATTTTTATTGTTCCTGAACTTGGTATTGCCATTACTTAATTATCTCCGATATCATATCCTCAAAAGCTTCTACTTTTTCTGTCCTTTTAGGCCAATAGATATAATCTTTTTCTGGGTTAGCTTTTAAATTTGATAAGAGTGGTAATATAGCATTATATAGATTGTTTAACTTATCTTCAGTTTTTTCTGCAGTTGCTGAAACTGTTGAAGCTTTTGTAGTTAATTTTTGTACAGCTTCAAGTTCG